TAGACCATTAATGAATATATCTGGTATGGGCATTGGTGCTCAAAGAATATATATTGAAGCAAACGACGCAACTAAAACTCCACCAGGATATTTTTGGTGTGAATGGTTTGAAGGAGTTCAATATTCAGTATCTTTTGAATGGAATAAAAACTGGAAGCAAATATCATGCTGGAGAGCTGAAAGAGATAAAGAAAATTTGTCTGTGTTTCGTAAGTGGATAAGATACGATCACAAAATGTTTAAATTGAACCCCATCTTCAAAGAAATAGCAGATAGCGGAATAAAGAAAATAAACATAGAATTTATAGATGATAATCCAATTGAGCTGCACTTAAGAGAATCGCCAGACCCAGATTATGATGAAGTTATTCCAATTTGGCAAGGAGAAGAAAATCTTGTTGACAAATATCAAAAAATGGGATATAATTATATTATCAGTTACGACGACGCTGACAGTTTTTTAACAACTCCTAGAATTGGTTTTGCAGTTAAAAACTTTTAATAGAATAAAGGAGACTTAAATGCTAATAAACACGATAATTAAAGAATCATCAGGTGCTAATTTAAAAGCTGATGTGATTAAAGAAAATGACGAGTTTGTAGTTAAGTATTACATCAATGGCGTACTCAGTGGAACTACAAGACATTCTGAAGATACTGCTATTAACGAATCGGTTGAAAAATGGTTTCAAAGCGTTAAGTCACTCAATGGGTGATAAAATGAATGTTGAAATGATAAAAACCAGAACCCCTGAAAAAATACACCACGCTATTGCTCATAAGTTAGCAAATGGTGTATCTTACATAGACGCACTAGTAGATTATGCTAGAGAGAATGATATTGAAATTGAAACTGTTGCAGAGATAGTAAAGAAATCTTCTACTATTAAAGAAAAAATACGCTCTGAAGCCGTTTCGATGAAAATGGTGAAAAGAGATAATAATGATATTACACAGCTCATCGGTAGATGACGGCTTTAAATCTTACATAGATTATTTAGCACTCAAAAGGCATTTTGAAACTGAAAGTTATGACTACCACAAATATAACGGAAAAGTAAGAGCATCGATAGATTCATTTAGAACAAGATCTGATGCTTTTTTCTTTCAAAAGCTTTCAAAAAAAGAAGACTCGCATAATTTGCTACTTGCAAATATAGTGAAAAATCCCAAAGTTTGGATACGTGATATTGTAGATGAACCGGGCGAAGAAATTTATTTAGATTGGAAAAAGCGAATTGAATCTCTTACTTATTCATTTCAGCAAGATCTAAATAAAATAGATGAAGATTATAAGTCAAATTACGTAGTTCCAAATGGGCAGCATCCGAGATTAATGACTTTATATCTTCAACGAAAAATATCACTAGAAACGTTTACTATTCTATTTAACATATCTAAAGTTTCTTCTTATTGGGAGAAAGAAATAGTTGACAAATTCGTATCACGTGATATAATAAAACTATTAAGGAAATATTATCCTTTCTTAGATATCAATGAAAAAAAGTTTTCAAATATCATAAAAACTAAGTTTTTTTGAGATAAATAATATTGCTTGTATGAACAAGCAATTGTTTACACATCGCAATATAAAACAAACCGCACATAGCGCAATATAATTAGGAGAATTACAAATGGTAGATTTTGCCGCACTTAAAAAGAATCGTTCAGGCTCACTAGACAAACTGAACAAACAGCTCGAACAAATTAGTTCCAAGAGCTATTCAGACCCCAACGAAGGTAAATTTTGGAAGCCAACTCGCGATAAAGCGGGCAACGGTTTTGCAATTATTCGCTTCTTGCCAGCTCCAGGCGAAGAAGATATGCCTTTCATTCGTGTATGGGATCACGGTTTCCAAGGTCCAACTGGTCTTTGGTACATCGAAAACTCTCTTACTACAATCAATCAAGATGACCCAGTTTCTGAGTTCAATTCTAAACTTTGGAATACAGGTAATGAATCTGACAAGGATCAAGCACGTAAGCAAAAGCGTCGTCTTAAGTATGTAGCTAACGTCTACATCGTAAAAGACAGTGGCAATCCTGACAATGACGGAAAGGTTTTCCTTTACTCGTTCGGCAAGAAAATCTTCGATAAGCTAAACGATATGATGAACCCTTCATTTGAAGATGAAAATCCTGTAAATCCTTTTGATCTATGGGAAGGAGCTAACTTCCGCCTTAAAATTCGTCAGTTTGAAGGTTATCCGAACTACGATAAATCAGAGTTTGATTCTCCAGAACCTTTGTTCGAAGATGATGGTAAGCTTGAAGAACTTTGGAAGTCAGAGCATTCTCTCAATGAGCTTGTTGACGCTAAAAACTTCAAGCCATACGCTGAATTAAAAGCAAAGCTGTATCGTGTCCTAGCGCTCAGCGAAGATAATTACGATCGTTCTGGTGCTGTTGATAAGGCAGAAGATGATCTAGATAACGATCTAGACATGAGCAATCTTGGTAAGACAGCTTCGGCGCCTACCATGAAAGAAGAAAAATCTTCTACAGAGAGTTCGCTATCTGATGAAGATGACGAAGATCTCGCGCTCTTCAAACAGCTAGCAAAAGGCTAAAAGAAAGGGGCTTCGGCCCCTTTCCCAAATTCGAGAAAGGATTGCTGTGTGAAAAGCACTGAAAGTTTAGAAGATTTTGATTTTGGTTTTAGCTTTGCTGATGAAGAAGTTCACGAAGTAAAAGAAAAACTCGAAACACTCATGCAGAGTGATAAAGAAAAAATTGAAGATCTTGAAAATAGACTCGATTCAATTTACAAGTCTATAGTTCCTTTTTTGGACAATCTATGCAAGAATCCAGAAAAGTCTACAATAAATTGGCCTAATCGGGTCGAACGAATACAAATATATAAAGAAAAGTTAAAATCTATAGCACAAGGAGACTAATATGAGTCTATTAGACAAGATGCTAAAGTCTGGTAACATTAAATCAGCTTCAGTTCTTTCAAAATCTTCATTTTTTAATGTAAAAGAAGTTATTCCAACTGATTTACCTATTTTGAATATTGCATTCAGTGGATCACTGGACGGTGGATTGTTACCAGGACTTACTGTAGTTGCTGGTGCTTCTAAAAGCTTCAAAACAATGCTTTCGCTATATTGCATGAAAGCGTATCTTGACAAATACAAAGATAGCGTTGCTATTTTATACGACTCTGAATTTGGTATTACACCAGACTATATTCAGAGTTTTGATATTGACATCGATAGAGTTATCCACATTCCTATCGAAAACGTAGAACAATTGAAGTTTGATATTGTTCAGCGCCTTGGAGAAATTGAAAAGAAAGACAAAGTCTTTATTATGATTTACTCCATCGGCAACCTTGCTTCTAAGAAAGAAGTAGAAGATGCTGAAAACGAAAAGTCCGTTGCAGATATGTCTCGCGCAAAAAGCTTGAAATCTCTGTTTCGTATTATTACTCCCCACCTTACTACAAGACAAGTTCCTTGTTTGGCCATTAACCACATCTATCAAGAGATCGGTATGTTCCCCAAGAATATCGTATCTGGCGGGTGTCTGGTTGCTGGCACCGAAATACAAACACCCGACGGTTTAAAATCAGTTGAAGATTTTAACGTCGGAGAAAAGGTTATGACGCTTTCTGGTGAACAAATTGTGACACATGTTTGGAATCCAGATACACTAGAAGAAGGTGAGCCGGAATGTTACGAAATAACTTTTGAAGACGGTTATAGTGTAACAGTTTCTGATAAGCATAAATTTCTAGTAGATGGAAAATGGATTGAAGCAAAAGATTTAATTGTTGGTCATGATTGCACTGTATTAAATACCTAAAATTATAAATATAAGCATCTAATACAAAGGAAGATGTTTATGAATATAGTTTATCTTTTAATATTTAATAAAAGAAAAGAAAATTTAGAAGAGCCATATATGTATATAGGATCAAAATCAAATTGCACTGTCGTAAACGGCATGATAATTGGATCTAATGGTAAACCATATTATGGCTCTTCCAGTGCAAAAGATTGGGATGAACTGGTAAACAAAGATGAAATAACTGTTGAAGTAATAAAAGAATTTGCAGAATATACTGACGCTTTAAATTATGAAGCAGCAATACAGCAAAATTTAGACGTGGTTGCATCAACAGCATATTTTAATTTATCTTTTGCAACAGTTAATACTTATACTGATCCTTCTTATGCAACATACAAACACACAAAAACCAAAAAATGTGTAAGACTTCCTAGAAATCATCGCATGGTACTATCAGGAGAATATGTCGGAGTAACTAAAGGTAGAATCTTATCTGAAGATGAAAGAAAAAAGAAAGGAAGACCTGGAAAACTCAATCCTTTCTACGGAAAATCCCACTCTGAAGAAACGAAAAGAAAAATATCTTTGGCAAACAGTAGGGAAACAAGATCTCCTGAGCAAGTAAAAGACTGGATAGAAAATGTTGCTAAGAAACCAAAATCAAAAGAACACAAAGAAAAAATCGGTAGAAAAAATCTAATAATGCTAAAAAACATAGAAACTGGAGAATGTGTCAGAGTTGACAAATCTATTAAAGACACGTTTGATAGTAATATTTGGATGAACCCTTACGCCGCAAAATTATTTTTACAAAAAAGAAAGGAACTAGATGAAAATCTCATCAATCAATAAAGTAGGTCGCAGACCCGTATATGATCTTTCAGTTTCTGAAGTAGAGCATTATGCATTAAAAAATGGTGTTGTAACTCACAACACAGGAATATATTACTCCGCGAATCAGATCTTTATCATTACCAAGGCTCAAGAGAAAACTGGTACTGAACTTGCGGGCTTCAAATTCACAATTAACATTGAAAAGTCTCGTTATGTGAGAGAAAAAGCAAAGCTTCCTTTTACAGTTTACTACGAAGGTGGCATTCAGAAATGGTCTTCACTGTTTGATTTTGCTCAAGAAGCTGGTT